GACTGTGGTTTTCAAGATAGCTTCAAAATCACCACGCTCTTTCTGTCGGTCAACTTCGGCTTGCTCTTGCTCTGCTTGCCACCCCTTATAAGCATCAACATCAACACCAGCATATTTCTTGTCGTATTTCTTACGCTCACGCGCCAATCTGTCCGACACCATTTTATCAACCTGTTCTTGGGTGAACTCTGGTGCTATTGGTTCTTCAATTACCTCTTGCTCTTTTTCTTCTGCCATGTCGTTTCCTTAAAATAGTTATTTCTTCGATGGTAAGTCTTTATTTGGCTCAAACCTAACTCCGTTGTCACCTTTAAACTCTTTAGTGTGGTCGTGTTGACCTGTCAATATTTCATAAGGAATAGCTTTAGGAAATGCCAAGCACCTCAAGCCGTCAAGTCGCCATTTACATCTCGGACACTGGAAAGTCTGCATTTTAAATATCCTCCAATATTTTTAATAACCTTTCGTCAACTTTGTCGTGATGACCATACCGAAACAAACTAAACGATTCTGCAAAATATTCTTCTGCACTTGTTTTGCTATAGTCAGTGTAAAATTCAGTGGTTTTGAATATTTCTTTTATGTGCAACTTGGTTTTATCTGGTAATTTACCAAATCTTAAATGCCCTGTTTCATGCCTAAACAGCATCCCGATAGCTTCATCTTTTGTACTGGCATACTCTTGTGCGCCCCATTTTAACAACCTTGCTCCACTAGATTGCCTCTCTTGTAGTGTCATAATCTCAATATCGTAATCAGATATTTGGTTGTAAAGTTTAGCTTTTAGCTTTTTATTTGATGTGCTGTCATATTGTTTCTGTAATGACTTAACAGCAAATTGATACTCATTTATTTTACTGTTAAAATCTTCATTTCCAAACTTCACGTTTTTCATTTCTTTTGCGTTGAAATGAATTAGTTTTCTTGGTGAACTCGCTTCCATGTAAGCGGATGGATGTTCCATATCCTTGCTAATATGCAATAACTCTAAATTTCCCTCGCCCATTTCTAAAGCTAAAGATTTATTAATCGCATTAGCATCATTAATTGACAAGCCTTTATAGGACACCTTTTTAACCCCTTTTTCAAAAGCAAAAGTTTCAGCATCTTTGATATTCTTTGCTGACACAAACTGTTGAATAGGTTTATCTTCAATCACCTCATCAATAGCATCCTCATCAAATACCGCTCTGAAATGATGGCGACAGTTGTAACCGCCACGCGCTATAAATGGGTCGCTTGACGATTTGCCTGCCCAACTATTATTCACCCACTCATCCCTGATTTCTTGTTCCGTCATAATGCGCCCGATATGGTCTTTACACCATTGGCGCGTATTACCAGCCACCGTTCCAAAATACTCAAATTGTTCAGCACCCAATTGGTTAGCCATCTTCATATTGATTGATGCCGAATATTGCATTAATCCATCGTGTAGTTGTTGCGTTGCATAACGCCTGAGATTGTTGCCAACCCTATCGCGAGCATATTTGGTATGCAGTTGTTCAACTGCCGCATCAACTGCGCTTTCCATTGCTGGGTCAAACTTGTTTTCCGCAATGAACTCAACTAACTCTTGTGCTTCATTATCATTGGTCTGAATGTATACCCCATTGATTTGATGCTGAACTGCTCGTATTGAATCAGCCAATGGTTTCGCTGTTAACGTGTTCTGGTATATCTCACGACTGATGGAGTCAATAAAGGTTTCAGCAACATCCTCAAAGCCTTGGAATGTCAGCTTTTTAAGTTGCCTAACAATGGAACGGTCAACCGTCAGCAAGGCTTCATCAATACCAGATGCGCCATACATTTCAATCAATGATTTCTCAGCACCATCAAAGTTAGCAATCGCCTTATGCACATCGGTCAGCACTTCCTTTTCAACCGTTTCACGCAATGATTGACGCATCCCCAAAGCAAACTGCAAATCAAATAACTTGTCTGCCGATGTTGGCGCACTTGCCAACTGATTAACAATCGACTTTTCAAACTTAACCAGCGACTCGTTTAAAAGCCGCTCGTATTGGTCAGCCAGTTTTTCCAGCGTCCTTGCGTGTCTATTCGATGCCATCAGTAAACTCACCAACCACGATGGTATTTGCTTTGATTTGGCTTAGTGCTTCATCAAGTTCTTCATCTTTAAGAACCAATTTCGCAATGCCCTCATCAACACCGTGAACAAATGCCGTTGATTTAATCCCAGATGCTTTGGCGCGTTGCAAGAAATCCAGTTCAGCACCTAAATCATGCAAATCAAAGTCGTTGTTATAATCGGTCAGCACTTGGTTTTCAATACCTTGCCATTTCGCGAATATATCCCAGACTTGTTCCTCTGCTAACTCTAATAATGCCGCTTTCTCAGATAACCGCGCATTTAACAACTGAAATTCAGTCTGTAATGCCACACCGCTCTTTGTCTGCGCTTCAGTGGCGCGAACTGCGCCCATGTGTGCCATTCTGTTAATCGCTTCAACTTCGTCCGTTATACACGCTCTGATTGCGTCTAGGTTAGTTCCAGATGGTTGCAACAAATACGGCTTCAACCCAGCATCAAGTTCGTCATCCATGTGAATGATTGCACCAGCACCAGCCGTTGCATCTGTTCCCTGTGTTTTAACCAGTGATGGGTGGTTAGTAATACGGATTAACTGCTCAATTTCAGATAGCTTGTTGTAGATGCTTTTCTGTTTTAAAGCAATGTCGCCAATGTCTGAAATACCTGTGCCGCGAATTGGTGAGCGTTGAGCGTATAAACATACGGCTGGAATCATGCCCAATGGGTTATCAATGTCGCTGACTTTCTTTTCCTCGTCACCAATAACACTCCAACCCTCAATCGCGTCATTAGTCCATACTCTAAAGAATTGCTCGTCACCCTCAACCCATTCCCTGACTTTCAGATAAGTTAAAATATATCGCCCAGACTCAGCACGTTCATAACGCCAATCAAATACATTCTCTGGCGTAATCAACTGGATATAAGGTCGAATATCTTGGTCTAATTCCTCTGCCCTTGTTTTAGCATTTGATGGTGGCTTATCAACCAGCAACCAACAATGCCCATACACGCTTGACCAGATTTGAGCATCACGCATAAACTCATTCAATTCGCGCCCATCTAAATCAGCATCCGCAAGAAAAGCGTTAATGGCTGGGTCATCGCCTAAGTTACCCAAATCCCTCTTTGGTGGTACGCGCCAGACAAAGCTAGAGAATATCTGAACCACATTTCTGCAATGGTTGTCGATTGGCGTTAAATCTATCCGCTTGTTATATTCATCATTATCCTCTAAGGTGTATTTAATTAAATAATCACCGTCCTGATAATCCTTGCCGCCTAAGAAACTTCGCAAGTGAAATTCCCACAAACTTGCGTTGCCGTTATAAATATCGTTCTTTTCAGTAATAGCCATAATTTAAGTCCATCGTGTCATTGGTTGTTCTTCGTATGATTTCTTGATTGGGTATAAGAAATCGACTGCATACCCTAAAGCATCATTCATGTGGTCAAAGCCAGAATCCTTTTCTGGTTGTGAAGTTCCCTCTTTATAAATGTGCCTTTCCAGACACCTGATAACCGTGTTGCATTTTGGGTCAACGAACAAATGCCGCTCGCCCTTGCCGTTCAATAACCGTGAGTTAACTGCGTTGATTCTATCCCTAACAGCCGTGTGCTTATTCCGCACCCTTACCCTGTAGCCAGCATTCTCCATGATGCTCAAATCAGTCTTGCCGCCAGCACTGGTCTTTCGCTGTCTGCAAGCTGGGTCTGGGTAAAGCGTTGCCTTGTCTGTTGTATATCCTCGCTGATGCAATTCATCCATCAACTCAGCCGTATTACTCCCAAAGATAACCACCTCATCCAGTACGCTCATTGTTGCGCCATCAATACCCATCACCACCGCACTCATCGGGTTAATGTTCATATCAATGCCGATGTGATATTGCTTGGTTTTATTGGTTTGCTTAACAGACTCTTTGCGGTTGAAATTGTAATAGATGATGCCCTCGTAATTCACAAACTGCGCTTCATACTCTTGCTGGAATGTTCGCGCGTCTAAATCGGATTTAGCTGATTCAATTTCTTCGGGTGGAACATAACCGCCATCGAGGGTTGTGTACTGAAACGAATCCCAACCATCAGCACCGTCAATACCCCTTGTCCACAAATCATAGAAGTGGTTTCTTCCCTTGGGTGAGCCAATAAATAATGCTCTGCCGCCAGTATCAGATAATGTTGGACGCAACACATGAAACCATGCGTCTGGGTGCATATCC